CGCCGTCCTCGGTCAGAGCGCGTCCAGCGACCGCCCGGAGGGCGCGCTGCAAGCAGACGATCGCCGCCTTCATGCCGGTGTCGACGCCGACGTCGAGGACGCGGGCCGCGACCTCGGCGAGCGCCGCAGGGAGCTGCGACAAATGCGACGGCACCCAGAAGTCGGTGAGGTAGATCGCGGTCGCGCGCTCATCCGTCATGTTGCGGATGTCCTCGTTCGGATAGTCGCGCTTGCAGATGCCCCGGTTCGTCTCGCCGCCGGGATCATCCGGCGTCGCGGGCTTGTACCCGCCCTCGTGCTTGAGCACGCGGGCGACGGCGAGGCTGAAAGCCGGGGCGTAGGTCATCAGTGGAGCACCGGGTGCTTGAGGGCGAGATCCACGAGGATCGTCGCCATGCCGCAGATCAGCGTACCCGCCGAGATCCAGACCAGCATCTCGAGCCGGCCGACGCGCGTCGCCATGCCGCCGATCATGCTGAGGAGCGCGCCGTAGCGTTCGGCACAGATCGCCTCGTGGATCGTGATCCGCGTGTCGGCGTCGACCTCGGCCGACGCGCCGGTCGGCTGCACCATTGTCTCGCTCCTGGCTGGTGGGGGTTGGCTAGGTGATGACGAAGATGACGGGGCGCAGCGATGTCGCCGTGGCGTTGGTGACGCTGCGCCAGACCTCGATCACGGTCTGCGAGGCAATCATCGCCGCCGTCATCTGCTCCCAAACCTCGATGCCGGTTTGCGACGCGCGCATCCGGTTCGGGACGGTGTTGCCGAGGAAAAGGATGCGCTGGGGCAGCCCCGGCAGGCGCGGGCCGTCGCTGCCCGGCCCGCCGCGTAGCAGGCCCTGGATCGGCGAGAACACGGCTGCGGCTTAGTAGAGGATGTTCGTCAAGACCTCGAACTGATGGAGCTGGATCGAGTTCGAGGCGTTGGCGACGGACCACGTCGCGAAGAGGTCGAGCTGCTGCGCGGCGGTGAGGTCGACGTTGCCGCCGACGGCCGGCGCGGTGTTCGGCGCCAGCAAGATCGAGTGGCCGGTCGTCGGGTCGGCGCCGCTGATGCTCGCGGCTTGCGAGATGAACTTGCTCTGGCCCATGAAGTTGCCGGCCGAGCCCGTTGTGCGAACGGTCAATTCCACGTCCCACCACCACGGTACGTTGGTGTGCGCCGTCGTGCTCAACTGCATGGTCGAGCCGTTGAAAATCACGGTGCCGCCCATGCGAAGGTCGAGTGTCAGGTTGCCGGGGGTCGTCACCACGTTGGAAATGCGGCCTTGCGCCGAGATGCGGAACTTGCGCCCCACGTAGTCGCAAAAATTCGCCGGCACCGAGAGCTTTGCCTGCGCCGGCAACAGCGAGGTCGCGGTGAGGGTATTCGTGAGCGCCGCGCCGTCGGATTGCGCGGTGATGAGGCTTTGGACGAGAGCGGGCATGGTGCTTCCTGTCGGGTATTAAGACGAGACTTTCGGGCCGACCGTTAGCGCGTTCACGCCGGCCGCGCCCCACGCGGCGGCTGTGTGCGGATCGGTCGGGTAGACGGCCCAGAGATAGCCATAGCTGGTCGAGAGCAGCGTCGCAGTGCTGTCGGCGGTCGTGCCGCCGCTGTTGATCTCGACTTGCCCGCCGCGCGCCCCGGCATCGCTCTTGCGGGCGAAGCAGAACGACTTGACGAAGGCAATCGAGGCGGGCGTGGTCCCGAGCGCGGCGATCGTGTACTGGTCAACCTGCCCGACCGTGCTGCTGTAAACGTAGGTGGTATCGCCGTCTTCCTGCGCCTCACTCTCAAGCGCCCAGTTGGGCGTCGAGATATTCATCTGCCACCAAAATTGATCCGTGGCTCCCGTGGTGGCGTTGCCCGCCGCTGAGAGCGGGAACCCGGAGCCGTAGCTGTTGGCGAGAAATCTCGCGGCGGTGACGCTGTTGGCGACGAGGACGATCGCCACGTCGGCCTGGACGGCGATCCAATAGCTGTTGAGGCCGTTGATGGTGGGCGGCGACGAAAAGGTGATGGTGACCAATCCTGCGCCTGGGTTGGTCACCGCCGTGCCGCTCGCGATCAGAACGCCGGGGGTGTTGCCTGCGCCGCTGCTGTCGTAGAGCGCCGCGTTGATATGCCCGGTGATGCCTGCATTGAGGTTGAGGACGATCGAGGTCAGCAGCCCGTTGGGCATCCCGGTGATCGGTAAGCCGCTCAGGAAGCCCGAGAACCACACATCGGCGAGGGCGTAGCTAAACGTGGTGTTGCCCGCTTGGTTGGTGTTGCCCGTCGTCGTCGCGTGGTTTTGCGTGAACTGGACCAAAGAGTTTGCGGTCGGCTGCAACGTCACGGCGCGCACGTCGCCCAGCCCCCAGGCATTCGGGGCCGCGCCCGTCTCGTTGAACAGCAGGAAGTCATCGAGGAAAAGCTGGTTGCTGGACGGCCCGAAGCAGGTTGCGATCTTGATGCAGTTCACCCAGGCGTTCGTCGTGCCGTTTCTCGTGTTGAACGTCGCCCCGCTGTCGTAGTCGGGCGATCCCGTCGAGGTGTTGCTGTTTTTCAAGATCCGCAGGCGACCGACGGTGTTGGAAATGGTCAGTTCACATTCGAAGGTCGTCCAAGTGTTCGAGGTGAACGCGCCGGTATAGGTGGCGAGCACGGTCGGGCTGGAGACGACGCCGTTGCTGGTGAGGCAAATCGCGCCGTCCGAGCGAAGCATGACGCCGCATTGCGCCGAGTTAGCAGCGCCGTCGAAGAAAGCGAACGTCGCCAGCGCGTTGGTCCCCGACAGCGCCGGGGTATAGAGCATCGCGAAGCGGAAAACGACCGGGGTGTCATTGGAACCCCAGGTGCGCTGGAGGCCGACCAGCGTGCTGTTGCCGGGGAACAAATAGGACCGACTGCCAGTAAACCGCCCAGTGGCGCTGATCGCCGCGCCTGCGCCGCCGCCCTGCGCATCCCACTGCGGCGTCGGGCCGCTCGATAGGTCGGCGAGGGCGCTATACTGATCGAAGGAGTCCGAGACGAGGTGAGCCATCGTTACCTCGTGGCGAGCAGTGCAAAGGCAGGGTTGGCGAGCGTGGCGTCGGGCGAGGCCGGCGCGACGATCTGCAAGACATCGCCCGCCGCGAAGGTCTTGCTCGTGCCGCCGGTCGAGGCGAACGTGCAGGTAATGCCGCCCGCACCGATCGTCGCCGTCCCGATGGCCGAGAAGGTATTCGGCGATGCCGCCAGCGCCTTATTGATGGTGAAGACCGTGGCGCCGGTCGCGTTCGCGGTCGCGGTGAAGGTCGAGCCGGCGAAGTTGGCGGCGAACGTAATCGCCTCGGCGACCGGGTGCAGGAGGAGGATCGCCGAAGCCGTCGGCGTGCTCGGGAAGAAGGCCGACGGCAGGTAGATCTGCCCGGTCGTCGACAGCGTCGTGCCGTTGACCGGCCCCTCGGCCGCGCTGCCCCCGACCGCGTTGGAGGCGACGAGGTAATACGTCCACGTATCGCTGACGCCGAGCCCCGAGTGGGTATAGGTCAGGCCGGTGATCGTCGCGATCGGGGAGCACGAGCCGAAGGCGAGGCTCGTCCCGTGCCCGGCGTAAAGCGTGTAGCTGCTGACGCTGTCGGTTGTCGGGTTGGCGTTCCAGCTCAGGATGTTGGCGTTGACGCTGGCCGTCGAGGCGAGGCCGGTCGGCGTCGTCGGCACGCCACCCGCGCCGCCGCCGTAGCCGGTGCCGGCCGGGGTGTAGGTGTAATCGGTGACGGTGCTGATGTCCTCGATCGCATTGCCGAAGCGATTGAAGCTGCAAAATTTGAGATGGACGGTCACCCCGACGTACTGCGCCGGCAGGTTATAGACCAGCATCGAGTTGACCGGCCCGGCCGTCTGGTTGAGGTTCAGCCGCGTGAAGTTGTCGCCGCTCGCGCGGCTGGCGATCGTGCTGCCGTAGAGGCCGCGCCGCAGATAGGTCAAGTTGTTGGTGAAGGTGCCAGTCGAGACGGCAGTGCCGTAGGCGATCACCTCGCTGTTATTCGGGATCGCGGTCGCGTAGGTCGGCGTCAGGATCGACAGCGTGCGGAACGCATCGGCGTCGGCGTGCGTCGCGTCGGTCGGCAGCACCACTTGGCTGCTCGTGGTGTCGATCGAGAGTGTGTTCGTGCCGTCAGGGTCCGCATGGCTCGCCAGGGTCGCGGTGAGCGTGCCTTGCGCCGAGGCATTGGTGATCGTGCCGAGGCTGTAATAGTTCGTCCCGTCGAACGAGGCATAGACGACGGCGCCGCCCCAATTGGCGCCGCCCGAGGCCGCGATCCAGAGCTGCGGCACGCCGCCAGTGAGCTTGCTGTTGGGCTCGAACACGGCCGGCGGGTTGACGTGCCCCGGCGCCGCATCGAAGTTGACTGGCGTGTTCGAGGTCGGCATCGCCGGCTGCGTGCCGTTGCTCGCCGCCACCCCGATCGGGAACTCTTCCGCGACGACGGCCCAGTTGCCGTGCTCGTCCTCGTCGAGGGTGCGGATCCGCACGGGGAAGAGCGAGATGCCCAGGTGCGGATCGGTCAGCGTGACGATGTCGCCCGGCTCCAACAGGCAGAACTCCCAGCCGAGCTTGAACTCATAGGTGTTGCGGATGTAGGCGCCGCGCTGGCCGATGAGCTGCGCGACCACCTGACCGATGAACGTATTGCAGATTTCATGGGCCTGGGTGTTCGGGCTGTCGATCATGCCGAAGGCGTCGACGAGCCCCTGGTCTTTCCACTCGGCGACCGCGCTGTTGTAGGCGTTATTGCGGTCCTTGATCTCCAGGCGCACATGGTTCGGCGCGTCGGCCGGGTCGGTGCGGCTGACGTTGACCGGCAGCCCCTGCCCGTCGATGATAAAATCGTCGTAGCCGAGATCGTAAATGGCGGCGATGACCGGCGTGTAGGTCGTCCCGTTGCCGGTGATCGTGGTGTCACCGAGCGGCACGAACTTGAGCGCCGAGCCGCTCCAGAAAATCCACGAGTTCGTGAGCTTGGCCCAGCGATCGAGGACCGCTGAAACCTGCTCCTGCTGCGTGAGGTCGGGCGAGAAAAAGAGGCTCTGCGCGGCGCAATAGGTCCGATATTTGGCGAGGCTCGTCGCGTCGATCGTCGACGACGGGATGGCGATGCCGTATTGCGGGCTGGTCAAGAGGTCGGGGATGATGTCGGCCATCGCGCAGTCGCCCGTGCCGAATTGGTTCGGCGCTGCCGCGTATGCCTGCACCTCGAAATTATGGTTCGGCAGGTTCGGGCTGCGGCCGAGCGCATAGCTGCCGTTCGCGAGGTATGCAGTGTAGGCGTAGCTGCGCGCCTGGGAGGGGTGGGCGCTGACGACATACGACCACGGCGCTTGCCCGGCCGTGCCGGCGAACAGCGTCAGGCCGAGTGAGCCGAGGTTGGTGATCGTCTTGTCGGCCCAGACGGTGCCGATGCCGGTGATCGGCCCCTCGCACAGCCCGAAAATGACCGCCGTGCTGTAGGTGTAGACGCCGCCCGCGCCTTTGCCGTCGCCGCCCTTGCCGCCGCCCTTCTTGCCGTGCTTTTCCGGGGTCGCGGTGAAATCGTTGTACCAAATGAGGTTTGGCTGAAGCCGCTTGGCGCCCCAGACGAGCGCGATCGGCACGCCGAGCGCCGACGACTGGACGGACAGGGAGGAATAGACCGTCTGAGTCGAGGCGCTCTTGTTTCCGCCGAAAATCCCGAGGCCGCTCATCGCCTGCTCGCCCACATATCAAAGCACTTGCGCGGCCGGTCGAGCTGCGCCTCGAACGTCTCGGAGTAGCGGCAGGCGCCCGTCCACGCCGCCGCGTGGATGATGAGCTGCGGCTCGACGAGGAGCGCGCCGTGCGAGTAGCAGCGGCCCCAGCGATAGACGATGACATCGCCGGGGCGGGGGTACTCGACCTCGACGCCGCCGAGCTTGTCGATGATCCAGCCGACGAAACGCTCTTCCGAGTGGTGCATGAACCACGTGCGCTCGTAGGGGCGCGGGTCAAACGGCGCGACGATGCCGCAGTCGATGAAGCAGCGCGCCAGCAGCATCCCGCAGTCGACCGCTTGGCCCTTGATGTCGGCCGCGTGCCGCCACGGCGTGCCGAGCCACGTCTTCGCCTCGGCGATCACCGCCGCGCGCTGCTCGTCTTCTGTTGCCATCTCAGAATGCCGTTTCGGCCACGGGGATCTGATCGAAGCCCCGCCAATGCTGGGTGTTGGCGTAGTCGGTGCAGCTCTGCCCTGAGCCCGACGCGAGGGTTTTGTCGCAGCCCTTGAGGACCGAGAACGTGTCGCCGGGGGCCGGCGTGTTGTAGAGCGGATATGCCAGGACGGCGTAGCTCGCGTTCGCGACTTGGATGGTGCGCTGCTGCCCGTTCGCCGCGCCCGAGGTCATGGTGAGAACGCCGAGCGTGTAGTTGGTCGGCCCGGCCGGCGCCGAGCCCCAAAAGATCACCGTCTTCGTGCTGGAGGCGCCCACGGTGTTCGTCGTCGTGAAGCTCGGCGCGAGGAGCGTGCAGCCGGGATCGCAGAAGGTGTGCAGGCACGGCGCCTGGTACAAATTCCTCGGCACCATCTGATTGAAGAGCACGCCCGAGCCCTTGAACACCAGCTCGGCGCCGACGGCGTTGACCTTGGCGCTCGACATGCGCCCGCCGAACAGCAGCACCGGGCCGAGCGAGGTGTCGCCGGCTGTCGGCATGAAGACGCGATTGAGCGCGACGGTTGCGCCGTCAAACAGCCCGTTATGGATCTGTGCCTTGACGTTGGCGCCGCCGATGAAGTCGGTATCGAGCGCCGAGAGCTTGACGTGCAGCTCGGGCACCTCGACCGTGTTTTTCACGCCGAGCTGCGACCGCTGGAGCATCGCGCCCTGGTTCGTGTAGGTGATGCCGCTCGCCGTCAGCGGCTGGTCGAAGTCGGTCCAATAGTAGTTCGTGCCGTTGAGCAGCGTGATCGAGAAGAGGTCGGCCTTCCAGCACGGCGTGCGGCTGCGGAGGAAATTGATGAGGGCGCCGGTTGCGGTTCGCATCTAGCCACGCAGGCTCATCAGCTTGACCTTCTGGACGCGCCACAAGCGGTTCATGAATTTCTCGAAATCCATCGTATCGTCAGCGAACCTGACATAATAAAAATAGGTCATGTCAACGGTGAGGACGTGCCCGGCCGGCGGCACGAGCGGGAAATGGACGAGCTGGTTGACCGGCTGCGTCGCCAGCACGCTGTAGCCCCAAACCGGGTCGTGCGGGTCGACGAGGTTGCCGTCGACATAGAGATTGAAAGTCGCCGTCGTGTCGACGTAGCCGACGGGCTCGGTGCCCGTGAACCCATTGGCGCCGTAGGTGCGAACGAGCGGCCCGAATTGCTGGTTGACGCCGTCCGTCGTCACGAAGGACTGGCTCTTGACCATGTAATCGTCGGGGTTCCTCATGAGGAACCCGTTGAGCGAGCCGCTGAGCGCCAGGAAAAAGCCGAAGAACGTCTTCAGCTCTGTTTCGCCGAGCCGGTCGCGGAGCAGGTTGTAACTGACCTCGAACTCGTGCAGCGGGTACTGCGAATAAGAGACGCGCACCTCGCGCCCGCTGCTGTGCGTCTGCACGGGCGCGTTGATCGCCTTGGGCCGCCAAGTGACGTTGATATCGAGGCCCGGCAGGGACGAGAGATCGTTGGGGTTCCCTGACATGCCTGGGAAGATCAGCGGCACGCCCACCTCCTTGTTGTAGACGAGAATTTCGAGAACGATCTGGCCGGCGCGGAGGGTGACGAGGAAATCATGCAGCGCCTCGGCGTTGACCTGACTGGCGCGCGAGATGATGCCGCCGAAGTCTTGCAGCGCCTCGGTGACGACCTGTGAGGCGACCGCGTTGACCGTCTGGTCGACAAGCTCCTCGGCGACGACCTGACTGGCGAGCGTGTTGGTCGTCACGGGTTCAGCTCAGGCGCTTGTAGCCGGCCTTCATCGCGTTGAGCGCCGTCAACGTCCAGTCGATGGTCCCGTTCGGGTCATGCTTGAACAAGTCTTGCCAGTAGCCATAGCCCACCGACGAAGGCGCATAGGTCGCGCCGTTGCCGGTGCTGGCTCCCGATTTGACGATGCTCTCGACCGTGCAGACGCCAGCGTTGTCCTTGCGGTAAGCGCCGGTGACGGCGACGCAGATGATCCGGCTGATCGTGCCGGCCAGCGCCGTAAAAACGAACGTGTCCTGAGTGCCCACCGTCGCGGTGCTGTTATAGGACGTGTCGCCGTCCATCTGCGTCTCGCTGACCTCGTTCCAGTTGGAGGCCGCGAGTGGGGTCCACGTCACCACATCGTTGCCGGTCGGGAACGCGGTGAAGACCCTCACATCGCCGAGGAACGTGTTGCACGGGTAGGTGCCCGCATCGGCGACGCTGTTGCACCAATAGAAGTCGTCGATCCAGGCGTTGTTAGCACTGAGGCTTATCTGGTTGACGATGACATCCGCGCCGCTGCCGCCCGCCGTTCTGCCGCTGAAGGAAAAAACCTGCTGACCGTTGACCCGGATGATGAGCCAGCCCGCGCTCGGGTCGATGAACGCCCCGATCTCCAGATAGCACCACGTCCCAAATTGAGGGATGACGTTGATGGCGCTTCCGAGAAAGGTGCCACTGAGGTTCGTGTGGTTGATGTTGATGCTGCCGCCGGTGAAGCCGAAATAGAGATGCCCCTGCCCGGCCTGGTCGTTGAGCTGAAACTGCATCCCGCCCGAGGGCCAGTTGAGCGCCATCCCGATGTAGCAAGTGCTGTCGGTCGTGTTCGCGGTGGCGACGACGCCGCCGAGGTTGATGCTCTGCCCGTAGCCGTTGCGCCCTGGCGAGCTGATGGTGACGAGGCTCGGGGCCGACCACGCAAGGCCGCCCGTCCTCGTGATCATATCCTGCGAGGCGCTCTTGTAATGATCGAAGCCGTCGTAGCCTAGCAAGCTCATCCGAACGTATCCCCGAAGACGTAGATGTCGGCGGTCGCCGCGACGCCTTGCTTGGTCGTCAGGTTGAGATAGAGCGGGGTCGAGCTGACGAACGACAGCGTGGGCACGGCGAGGGTGAGGTCGAGCACCGTCGCGGCGTTGGTGAGGCCGGTATAGACCTGCGCGGCGCCGACGATCGCCGTGCCGCCCTTCGCGGTCGCCGTGTAGAGGCCGCCGGCCGCCGTCCCCATGCCGTTGATGCTGGTATTGGTCACCGAGATTTTGGTGATGCGCCAACGCCCGGCGAGGCCGACCAAAAGAACCTGCTGATCGCTGGTGTTGTCGTTGAAGTTGGCGCCGATCAGCGAGCCGAGGAGATTGCTCCGCGACGGCGTCAGGATGACGCAGCCGGCCTGCACGAGCGAGGCCACGTCCGACGCCGACGAGACGTTCGGGATGATGCCGTTGCCGTCGGCGATGTAGGTCACGGCCGACGCCGTCATATAGACCCGATTCGCGATGCCTTGCAGGATTGCCATGATCTCTCCTAGGCCCGCTTGAAGGCGGGGTGGCCGTTACGGAACGCATCCGTGAATGCCTTCACGATCTGGTTGGGGCTGGTCTGCGAGGCCGGCAGGTTCATATGCACGTTGGTGTCGCCGAAGCTGGTATGCCCGCGACCGCCGCCGGGGCCGTCGCCGCCCCGCGCCGCGACGCTCCCCGCCGAGGCGAGGCCGCGGATCACATCGGCGTGCTGCGCCGGCAGCACCATCTCGCGCGCGTGGAGCTGGGTCAGCGGGTTGACGCCGGCCGGGATGTCCATGCCGCCGGCCGCGCTCAGCACGTTGTAGGCGC